CGTTTAATGACATTGACAAGAAGATCAACCGGATTATCAGCAATGTTACATCAAAGCGCAGTATGCAGAGGCTAGCAAATCAAGCAGCAGAGCGAATTAGGGTACGTACCAGGTTAGGGTCAGGGGTAAAACAATCTGGGGCAAAAAAAGAGAAGTTAAAAAGATTTAAAGATGAGTATAAAAAGGTTAGACAGCGCGCAAAGAAGAAAGGGAAACTTTCTGGCAGTACAACTGTCGGTAAAAGCAATCTGACATTTACCGGGAAATTTCTAGATGCCATCACCGGAATTGCAACCAGAGTGGCAGAGGCCTTTATAGTTTTAAAAGAAAACAGAACAGATGGCGCATTGAATAAAGATATTTTACAAGGCCAAGCAGACCAGGGGAGAAAATTCTTCCACTTAACAAAGACGGAAATAAAAGGGTTAACTCGCACAGTAAGGGTACAAATACTAAAGCAAATAGATGCTTTATTTAAATAGGAGCTATCAATGATTGAGAACAACGAAAACAGTGACCATGCCAACGAAGTCGCAGAAGAAAGAATCCAATTAGAAAAAGAGAAAGCGGAGCTCGCTAAAGGCAGGAAGGAACTTGCTGAAGATCGAGAGAAGTTAGGCGATGCGGTTAAAGCGTCAATGCCAACAGTCAGTGATGACAGAAGAAAAGCATTGATTGACGGGGCAAAAAAAAGAATTGAGTCGAAAAAGCTCACCATCTCATGGCAAGAAGAATTAAAAGACAGAGTAGAAGTGTTAACCAATATGGGGCACAACACCGAAGTTAATCCAGTAACAAAGAAAGAAACTAAGTATTTGAAATATCAAATGGAGATAAACGAAATTAACGCGGTACTTGCTGCGAAGTAAGACGCCGCTTGACAAAAATTAACATTGGAGATTAAAATGACCGTAAAGACAGATAGTCCTAGTGGGACGCCTGACGATTCTAGTGGAAACGATCAGTCTAAGGGGAAAGATGATGAAAATAAGCAGCCCGACAAAGTTGCTTATGAAACTTATCAGAAGACCCTAAATCAAGAGAAAAATTTACGCGACAAGAACAAAGAGCAAAGTTCAGCTATTGACACGTTAAACACGGAACTTGAAAAGCTAAAAGCGGATAAAGTTACAGAGGAAGAAGCGGAACTCTTGAAAGCAGGGGATAAAGATAAAATCATCGAGTCTAGGGATCAGAAGATAAAAGACCTTGAGGAGAAGATAGGGAAACAAGGCGATGATCTTACAACTATTAGTGGAGCATTAGCTAATAAATGGAAGATGGAAGCCGTTGAACAATTTCTCCCAGGCAAGTTGATGAGTTCTGAATTTGAAGGATTCTTAAAACTTGACGATGTTGTAGTTGATCCAGAGACAAAACAGATTGACCAAGAAACAGCGCAACAGGTAGCGAATACATTTATGGAGAAATACGCATATTTAGTAGATACCAAAAACGCCAAGAATCTTCGCGGCGATGCTGCTAGTGGCAATACCCCTTATAGTCTTGAGAAATGGGCAAACGAACCTCTAAAAGAGATGAAAGAAAATATGCCTGGAATGGTAAGGAAACGTAAAAAAGAAATGGGTATAACAACTTAAGGAGAAAATCATGGGAGTTACAAGTTACACAGTAGTAGACGCTCAAGGTCTAGTACAAGATTTCTGGGGAAAATTATTTGACAAAGAATTAAGAGAGGCGACTTTGTGGCCTGCAGTTTTACACGATCCTAACTACACCATGGAAAGGATCGCCGGCGGTGATACTGTAAAGATCACAACTCTTAAAAAGCCAACCAGCACCATAAGGACGATTGGAACAGACGCCGACACGTTTGATACCAACATTCTAGATACTGACCAGGTAGATCTCAAGGTTAACAAACGTCCCGTTTCAGGGGTTGAGTTTGAAGATCTTGCGATTATAATGAGTCAGTTGGAAGATAAAGATTCTGAGATTAAAGCTGCCTTATTGGCAGATGTTCAGCAACAGGCCAATGATTGGATTAAGGGATTAATCAGTCCATCGGCTTCAACTCCTGACCACGTTCTCACATCTGTCACCGATTTTAATATCGGCCAGTTGAGTGCAGTTAGACTTCTTTCTGCAAAAGCTCACTGGAGACAATCAGGATTACCTTGGTACCTATTCGTAGACCCAACGTATTATTCAGACCTGATCGATGACACGTCTTTGACAAGTTCTAATATTACCAACGCCGCTGGGCCATCTCCGATTGTTACTGGAAACTTTAACAATGTTCAGAGATTCGGCTACAATATTGTGGAAGATGATTCATTGGCAACAGATACAGGCTTTGGTTTTATCTCTAGCTTTATGAAAGTTATCATGGGAGCGCCGAGGTTTAAAATATCAGACTTGCATCCACAAAAGAAGTTTGGTTTTATTATTAGCTGTGACTTCCCCATGGGATCTGTCCAAGTCAACGACGAAAGGGTAATTTCAATAGCTAACTAAGAGGAACAAATGTTACGACTAGGCGAGAGCAAGGGTAAAGTTGATGATCTCTTTGAGAACCAAAACGGAGAGAATTGGGTTATTCGGCACCTTAATAATAGAAATCCAGAACTATTAGTTGAAGAACTCCAAGGCATCAAGCAACCCGTTTCTGTGATAGGTTCATACCATGCAGAAGGGAAGCATTGGTTAGTCGTATACATCTTTGGAGTAACAAGAATTAAAAAGATTAAACAATAGGAGAATACAATGGCAGTTTTAACAGATCATAAAGTAGTCGGGGGAACCGCTGCGACAGAAGATTTTTTTAGTAACGAAGAAAAATGGATAAGTATTGATTACAATTTTGCTAACGATACAGGTGCTCAAGCTGATTATGACGTTTTTACCGCTGGTGTAAAAATGCTGGTATTAGATTTTTATGCAACAGTAGCGACAACTCTCGCTGGCGCAACTGCTAATATCGATTTAGGTGTTGGGGCCGGTGCGGTAGAGCTATGGTCGGATTATGATGGGCCAGCGCTTGTTAGTACAACCGATGCTTATATGGCAGATGCCGCATTTGTACCGTTGTTACTAGCAGCCGCCGCTAAAATAGTTATGGGGGTAGAGACAGCAGATCTAACCGCTGGTATTATGACGTTGCATTTTAAAGTTAAGAAACTCTAATTTTAATGCCCCTCTCCGGAGGGGCCTTTTAATATGGCAAAGAAAATTTTTGAAACATTAGATTCAAATAAAGATAACCTTGAGAAAGGCAAGTTTGCAGATAAGCAAAGTAAAGCAACTGTTCGTGTTACTCAAAACGAGACTTTAAATGATACCCCAGAGGTTAAAGTCACCGCAATTACAACCTCTGCGACCAGAATAGAAACCCCAGACAACTGTAACGATTTTACAATATTTCATAAAGAAGATGGCGAGACTGTTTATGTTGGAGATGAGAATGTTACTGGCCCAAGTGATGGCATCCCACTAGATGCCTACGAGGAACTAGAGTTTAAAAACATGAAAAAAAATGATGAAAATAATATATATGGCATAGTCTCAACTGGCACGGTTGTTATTTATGCAATTGGAGTCTATCGGGAATGACGACTCAAGTTCAATACCCATTTACCACCCCTAGTAACTACTCTTTGTCGGATAGCAACAAGATAGAGGTTAGCGGTGGGTTTCTACAGCTTAAAAATTTAACCCCTAATAGTTCAACTTGTGGGGCAACTTATACTAATGATATAAATCTAAGTTGGGGAGAAGGGGTATTGACTGGAACGGCGTTTGGAGGCGCGGCGGTATCGGGGGGTGAACTAGATTTAAGTTTTAATGATGTCCGGTATATGAGCTATGATGCAATTCAAAATGCCGATAGCCAACAAGTAGGGTGCATCCGCTGGAAAATGACGCCTAACTATTCCGGGACGCCCACTAATAATGTCGGGATACTTATGATTTCCGCTGCTAATGTTAATAAAAACAGAATCATGTTATCGCAAAACGCAGCTGACCCACAGATGAAAATTATATTTAAAGATGAAGATGCAGCGACTCCTGTGAATACTTCTTTCGGGGATTGGAATCCAACTGCTAGTCAGAAATATAGATTTGAATTAAATTTTGATGTAACGTTGGGAGAAATAAGATTATTTATAGAGGGCAATCAGTTTGGGGCAACTATCACAAATACCTTTATTAGAAGTTCTGATATAACCAAATTCTATATAGGAACAAATCACGACGCATCATTAGAATCCAATTGTAAATTTGATGATGTAGAATATTTTTCAACCGTCCAACATGTTGCTAATTTTGACCCAGATTATACAGTGCCAGAAACAAGATACGCCATTGATAACCCATACGCCGATACTAATTACACTTTCAAAGCAACTGAAATCAATTCCATAACATCTGCCGAAACGATTGCGGGGAGTGACCTCGTAAAAGCTACAATGAGTGCCAGTGGTCAACACAGATACGTAACCGGGGGGAACGCCGCGGATTCAAATGGAACCTATGCCCAATCGAGTTTAATAACTGAATTAAATAGTGATGCTACTAATCTTGTAAGTGCTAGAAAAACTATTTTTATGCGGTTTTTCCTTCATTCTGACGATGGCACAACTACCCCAAAAATTGATATTGCCACATTGGAATGTAATACAGCGCTGCCAGTGCCAACCGTCCCGACATTGGTTAATACAGAAGGATTTATTTACGATAACGATGGCCCAGTCTCCGGACTAGTAATCAAGGCAAGACCATATTTGCAAGGATACTGGAATCAGGGTATTTTCCACAAGTATGATTACGAGACAATTGCGACTACTGATAGCGATGGGTATTTTAGCGGGGATGTGTATGTCCAAAAAACAGGATATTTTTGGGATTTTAAAATAGGTAAACAGAAATACAAAGTTGCGCTTTTGGATCAAGCAGAAATGGATCTTAAAGATGCACCAACTTTCGAATTAATAGAGGAAGAATGATAAGTTTTAGAGGAAAGCCAAAAAAGATTATATTGTGGGATGGAATCACCCAGGCCGCTATCGATAGTCAAACTGGCAATCAGCATGTGACGGATTTTAATCTAGAGGTAGCGAAAGGCAATATCAATGGTCATTCCTCTATTCATAAATTTGGCGAGAATCCAAACGTAGGGACTTCACCAGCAGAGGATATCTGGGATCAGGGTGGAGCTTATACTTTTTCTTCATCAGCAATCATTGATACTGTGTCAAGTTCTAACAATGGCGACACCCAAGATATAATTGTTGAGGGATTAGACATTAATTGGAATGAAGTTAGCGTCCCTGTTACATTAACAGGACAAGCAAAAGTAGTTATGGGCACATCTCTAATAAGAGTTAATAGGGCATATCTCGACGATAATGTAACAATATCTGGTAATGTATACATCTACGAGGATACTGCAATATCAACTGGAACCCCAGTTGATGCTACTAAAATTAGAGCGAGAATAAGAGATGGTTTTAACCAAACACTAATGGCGATATATTCAGTGCCAGCAGGCAAAACCGCTTACATGTTATGCCATCACTTTGGGATTAGTAAGGGCAAAACTGCATCAGCAGATTTTACTTTAAGGGCAGCTTTGTTTGGTCAAAAATTTAGGGCAAGGGACGTAATGTCGGTAAACAGTACAGGAAGTTCAACATATACCCACACTCATCTTGCGATAGCAAAATTCCCAGAAAAAACAGACATCAAGATTAGATGCGAACGAGCAAGCACTAACACAGTATCGGTCGCCGCAGGGTTTGATATGACATTGGTGGATAATTAGGAGATTGTTTAGAAATGGTTAAGAAAAAAGTTAAAAGGAAAAAGAAATGAACTACCGAGTAATATTTTCCGACAATGGTACTTTGAAAGATCTATCGACTGATATTCTAAACTACCATACAGGAGCGGAAACCCTTGACTATGTAGCGGCGGAAGACCATTTTTATATAGGCACTCGCTACCCAATGAACTCTATTTGGGTCAAGATGGATGGGGTCAATGTAAACGATAACGCATCTACTCTCTCGATAGACCATTGGGATGGACAGTATTGGAGAGACATGGTTGAAGTTATCGACGAGACAGCAGCAACCGGCAAGTCTCTCGCTCAGTCCGGGTATATGTCCTGGGTTCCGAATAAGAAATATGGCTATAGTAGAGAAGACACTGTCAACACGAGCGGAGTCGAGTTAATCACCGGGCTTGGTAATATTACAATATACGATCTTTTTTGGCACAAATTAGATTGGAGTGCTGATCTCACCAACACCACCGCGCTTAAATTTATTGGCAATCTATTCTCAAACGATGAAGATTTAGCATCAGAATACCCAGGAGTTATGGGGGATATGATAGCAGCATTTGAAACCGGCAAGACAAATTATGAAGAACAACACGTAAGGGCAGCGGAGCTTTTGGTTAACGATTTAGTCCAGAAAAAAATTATCAACTCAAGTAGCCAACTTTTGGATAGAAGATTATTTACCAACGCATCATTAACCAAGGTCGCAGAACTTATTTATAAAGTATGGGGTGATGATTACGACGATAAAAGATTGGCGGCAAGAAACGAATATAAATCAAGATTAAAAATGGGGATATTTAGTGTCGATAGAAACCAAGACGCTAGATTGAACACCAAAGAAGCATCTGTTAGACAGGGGAAGATGATTAGATGAGTAGTAAAATAACAATAGTTATTGATAAACTAAGGGAGATAATTCCTACACTAACAGGGTTCACCGATAAACTAGAACTGCACAATCCTTATTTGGTACAGGATAACGCATCCGTAAGACTCGCGAAAGGCTGGGGGCTTACGATAGAGGACTCTGGCCCTGGTGGAAATGATACTTACGGCACCCATTCAGAATCTAGAAGTTTTGGTATTGTAGTTACCAAGTCATTTTTTGCGAAGGATAACGATCCAGTCGCGATACATACCGCAGGCAAAGCATTACTAGAAGATGCCAAAACCGTGGTGATAAGACTATTAAATGACGATCAACTAGGAATCGAACCGAGCATAGGGGCGGTGACTTTTTTAAACAATACAGGGGTAAGTGTTGAGTTTAAAGAGAAAGGTAAATTTTTAACAACGAAATCAATTATTAGTATTGATATAAACGAGGATATCTAGGAGTAATCATGGCAATTTTAACAAGAAGTAGTGTAGCAGCAATAATACCAGAAAGCGTTGAAGGAACACTCGAGGACTTGACGGCAGGGGGAGAATATATCCCATTAAGAGACGGGTTCGCAGTTACTAATGAATTAGAAACACTTGACTCTGATGAGTTGATTAACGATATTGGGAAATCTAAAGGAGCAGTCGTTGGGCAGAATCCTAAAATCTCTCATCCTTTCTATGTGAAACACTCAGGGGTTGAAGGAACTGCACCGGAAACCGCGCCGATTTATAAGAGTTGTCTCGGTGCTCAGGTTGACAATGCCACAGAGTACGATACAGTGGCGGGGTCAACAGTTGATAAAATAAACGTTGATACAGGAGAGGGTGTAAATTTTCCCGAAGGGATGGCCGTACTTGTAAAAAATGCCACAGATGGATATGAGGTTAGAAATATTGACTCAGTAGTAACGGACGCGTTAGCCCTTGCGTTTAATCTCGCCAACGCACCAGCAAGCGGAGTCGACCTAGGCAAATGTATCGCTTTTTCCCCAGCATCAACAGGCCACCCGGTATTTTCTTATTACAGAAATCAAGCATCTACTTCATCAGCTTTTAGAGAGGCGATCTCTGGGCTGAGAACTACCAACATGGCGTTTGAGTTTCCAGCTAAAGGATTTGCAACTTGTACCGCCGATGCCGAAGGGCTCAAGTATTATTTCAACTTTCTAAAAGTAACAGCATTAAATAAGTACATTGACATAACTGACGACAGTGGGACGATCACCGTGACTTTAACCGAGAAAGTTTATAAAACCCCACAAGAGTTAGAGTCTGAAATAACTACCAAGGCAACCGCTGCCAGTGTTGGGTCAGGGGATGACGTAATCACTTGTGTTTATAGTAATATTACTGGAAAGTTTTCACTTAGCTCGGACGGGAGCACGTTTTCGTTGCTCTGGAAGACAGGGACGCATGGAGCAGACGGGACGGACACTAGTGCAGCGGCGTTACTTGGTTACGCTGATGCCGCCGACGATACCGGATCAACTAGTTATCCCAGTGATACCGCTCAAACATACGAAGCAGACTATACCCCGATTTACGATGTAGCAGACAAGATTGTCCTTAAAAACGCCGAATGGCTAATAGGAGGCGCTACAAGTGTGACGTGTAAACCTGCTAGTACTGTCACTTTAGCACTTGGTACACCTAAAACAGATGTTAATTCAATCTGTGCGGAGAATGGCAAAGCTGAAACGTTGACACTGGAAAGAGAAGTCACCCTTACTGGGAACGTAATCCTTTCAAAATATGACGCTGAGTTATTCGATACAGCGATTAACAACACAACCACCAAGTCAATGTTTAATGCAGGCCCTAAGGATGCTTCCGGCAACTGGATTCCAGGGAATGTTTTTAACATGTTTATGCAATCGGCAACTATCACATCTACCCCGATTCAAGACGAGAACGGGTACACGATTATTGCATTGGAAGCAAAAGGTCATATCACTAGCGGAACGAAAGATATATTTATTAACTTTCTTTAAGAGGTTTTATGGAATTAAAAGTTGAAGGTGGGAAGATAGAATATCACTTGCCTGATTATTCTGAGTCAATGGATATATTAGGAGGGTTAGATTTATCTGATCTTGGGGATAATGAAATTAAATCCCAGTATAAAATGCTGGCAAAATTTTCTAAGCGTCTGGAACCGTTGATAGATAAAATTGATATTAAAGGGGTTAAATCCTTTAAAGAGTTGATGAATAGCCCCGACTATAGCGACGGCTTGTCAACTATTACAACTAATGTCGCGGAAAGAGTAACCGCATATACAAAAGTAAAGGCAAAAAAAAAGACCTCGAAGAAGTAACCGCTCTTTGGACGAATGGGATTGATTGGGAAACCGTAGAAGACGACATAATAAAATCAAGGGGTAAAGAGGCATTGGAAGAACTTAAAGGAATGGAAAAATATCTTGTTCAGTACGCTCATTTTAAAGATGCTAGAGACATAGGGGTAGTTTTTAGCACTAAAGATATTACAATGGAGCAAGTTGCGGCATTCTCAATAATTGAAAACAAACTAAAAGAGAAATAATGGTAGAAGAAGTAAAAATTAAGCTAACCTTAGAACAAAAAAAGGCAATAAAGGCGATAAAAGATGTTGCAGACAACGGAAAGCGTCTAGAAAAACGATTTAAAGGGCATATAGGTAAAATAAACGATGCTTTTAGTGTTTGGGCGGGGAATGTCGCAGCGATGGCAACAGCTAGGGTTTTTAGCGGGATCGCTAATCAAATAAATGGGGTTGTCGATGCTGCATCCAAATTAGAAGTCTTTGAGGTTCAATTTAAGACTATTTTAGGGTCAGCGGAAGCAGCCGAACAACAAATAAGAGATTTACAGGAATTTGCAGCAAAAACACCTTTTACTATAGAAGGATTAGCGCTAGCTACAAGGCAATTATTATCATTTGGTGTCGCACAAGAGGATATCATCCCAACAATGGGCAAAATTGGGGATCTAGCAGCAGCGGTAGGTGTTTCAATCGACGAATTAACCATCCCTTATGGTCGTTTAATCTCAACGCAAAAATTAACACTGATTGAACTTGATAAATTCGCCGACAGAGGTATTAATCTTTACGGCAAATTATCAAAAGCAACAGGAATATCATTAAAAGATATCAGAGATGAGATTTCTAAGGGCAGAATCCCATTTGAAGAGTTTACAAAAGCATTAAGTGAAATGACCTCTGAGGGTGGCATATTTTTCGGATCGATGGAAAAACAGTCCAGGACTTTAATGGGTGTTTTGAGCGATCTAGAGGATAACTTCTTTAATCTGCAAGGGGAGATAGGAAAAGCGTTATCTCCGGCAATTATAGAAGTAGCAAAAGAACTAACTAAAACATTTGAGCAATTGGGCATAGCTTTCAAAGAAAATGGCCCAGCTATATCAAAAACCTTGGTATCGCTAGCAGATGTTTTATTGATAACCCCCTCAAAATTTTGGATTAGTTTTTTTGCGGGTGATACTTCTCTTGCTGGCAATGCCACGAGAGTAAAAGAAATAAACTCAGAATTGACAAATCTTAATGGGAAAATAGAAAATATCAAAGCAACTTTAGACCAAACTAAAAATATAGAAACTCTCTTGGGGATCGAAGGGGTTAAAAAACTAGAAAAAAGAATGGTTTCTTTGACCGCCCAGACAGGAGAGCTGGTTTCAGAAAGAACTAAATTATTAGAAATTGAACAAAAATCTGCGGAAATTCAAGCGGGTCTCAAGAAAGGAGAAGTCCCCGAAGCGGAAGATGATCCAAGATTCCAGTTAGAGTTGAAAGTAGCTAACAAGTTAGCAGAACTAAGAGATCAAGAAGCGCTGGCAAGGGAAGAGTTTTTATTAACAAAAGATGTTCTTGAAGGAGAATTGGTAGATGCCTCATTTGAAAAACTAGTGGAAGACGTAGGAAAAGAACAGGCAATAAGACTAAAGGCCAAAGAGAATTTAATCGCGCAAGAAACAGATTTTAATAAGAGATTGGCAAAAACTCAACTATTAGGCGCAGAGACAGCGGTAGCAACACAGAAAAATAAACGAAAACAATTAGCTATAGTCCAAAAAGATGAACTACATGACAGAGATGTATTTCTAAGCACGGCTGCAACTTTGTCCAGCGCAAAAAATAAAGAACTCGCGGCAATTGGAAAGGCGGCAGCAATCCTACAAATTGCAATAAAAACACCACCAGCGATTGCCTCAAGTTTTGAATTTGGAACTAGGCTCGGTGGCCCAATATTAGGCGGTATATTCGCAGGGATCGCATCAACCGCTATGGGGTTACAGGCAGCAAAGATAGCAGGGATAGGTTTTCAAGATGGTGGGATAGTGCCAGGTACACCAAGCGCCACTGATAACCAAATTGCAAATGTAAGGGCGCCAGAGATGATTCTTACGCCGGAGCAGCAAGCTGAATTATTTAATATGGCAAAAACTGGAACTGGTGGCGGTGGCGCGACAACTATTATTTTAGAAGTAGATGGGAGAGAACTTGCTAGGGTAGTTAAAGACGCCCAAGAAGAAGGATTTGAATTAGCATCATGAGTGACAAAGTAAAATATGGATTCTTTAATTTAGTTGACCAGGATATTACAGATATTGTTGGCGCGAACGAGAACGCCAATTTCCCAGCGAGTAATATTAAAGATACTAGATCAACAAAGGTTTACCGAAGCACAACCGCAACAGACCAAGTTGTTTTTGACTTTAAAAATACTGAGAACGTAGATCTTATTATGATACGCCCAGACCTTGATAGTGGGTTCGGCTTTAACGGGGATCTCACATTAGAGGCAAATGTCCATGATGAATGGTCATCAGCGCCTTACTCAACTACAATATTAGTCAATAACGAATTAAATCTAGGAATAAAAGTTTTGTCGAGTGCGGAGTCCTACCGATTTTGGAGAATTTCAGGAACCGGAAGCGCCTATTTTGAACTCTCCAATATATTTATAGGAGTTGCTTTTATCCCTAGTAAAAATGTCTCCTTTAATTGGGCGTATGAAGACCAAGACTTGTCAAAAACCAAAGAGAACGAGGAAGGGCAGGAGTTTACAGACGATCACGGCAATAAAAGGATTATCTCACAAAGTATAAAACTCCTAGCCAAAGACGAGAGAGATTTGCTAGAAAAAAATACAGATTACATCGGGACTAAAAAACCTTTCTGGATGGTAATGGATAACAGTGAAGCCTTTAGTGTTGACAAAGAAAGATTAGCGGGAATGTTCAGACTAAGGAATAGACCGAGATTCACCAATGCAGTTTTCAACCGGTTTAATACTTCTTTTAATATAAGGGAAATGAAGTGACCGATTTAAGAGTAGATGGAATAAGATCAACGGCGATACAGCAAAATTTTACTGTGCTTAAAAGAGTCCAGGCAAAATACATTGATGTAAATCTATATATGCACAAAGACCCCGCCGGAATTGTAAAAGTCGCACTTAAAAACGGCGCGACAGAATTGGCAAGTCAAACAACTACAATTGCAGCAATTAAGGCCGCTGCTAGTTTAAGTGACAACCAATATCATTGGGGATGGATTCAATTTATATTAAACAAAGAAGTGTTTCTTGATATTGATACCACTTACACAATAGAGGTCACAGTGAGCGGCTACACTTACGCCGACGCTGTCTATTGGGGGGTTGTAATGAACCATGAAAACCCGATAAACACAATCACCGATGGCGGGATAACTTATCTAGATTATCGTCCATACGATATCAAAGTATGGGCATTTGAGGGTATATAAATGAGAACGATTAATATAACTGATCTGCACACATCGGCAACGGTGCCGGTAACTTTATTCACAGAAGCAGGCAAGGCCCCTGTCTACGCTAATGATACGGCTTTCGAGACAGCACTAACCGCCGCCGGGGGATCAATTGGAAACGGGTATTGGTATGTCAATTCAACAGTCGGTCAGATTAGGTATTATTTTGGTGGAGATTGGCATCAAGCTGAATCAGAACTTAATAACTTCTCAGCAGGGGGAGCACCGGCAGTAGGAAATGATAACACGGAAGGATATGAAATAGGTTCAATGTGGTATTATAATAATCTGTTTTATGTGGCCAAAGATGTATCAACAGGCGCAGCCGTCTGGCAACAATTTATAGATACTAACACTACCCAAACAATGACCAATAAAACGCTTACAAGCCCGGTGCTGAACACCCCAGATATAAACGATCCCGATATTAATGGCGGCACCGCTAGCGATTCTATTAGGGTAATCCTACCTAAAAATACAACCAGCAATTTAAATGGATTGACCGATGTTCAAGGATTGATTGACTATGATACAGACAAAGACCGACCTGTTTTTAATAACGGAGCAGGATGGGAAGAGTTTTATAGGCCGCAAGATGTATCCACAAAAAGCGCCTCCTACACAATAACGGACACAGATAATATAGGAACATTACTGATAGACGATACCGGTTCTGACCGGGTAATCGATCTCCCGACCGTTGGGGAAGCGTTAAATTTAAATAGGATCATCACAATCAAAAATACCTCAACCGACAAGGGCAAGGTTAATGTAGATGGTGAAGGTGGAGAGTTAATAGATGAATGGACAGATATAGACTTAGACTTTAAAGATTCTTTTATAACGGTGCAAAGTGATGGAGCCAAGTGGCATATCATTGGGACAAATCTCACTGTAAGAAAAAAGCCATACACCTTGGCCGTTTCTGGTACTAATTGGACAACGACAGATGCCCACATAGTTCCTTTTAGAGATATGGATGGTAATTGGTATGCCTCTATTTATATCCAAGGGAGCTACTCCGATGCGGTAGCTTTTAAAATATTAACTTTAACCGGAGTTACTTTTGCAAATAATGGGATTAACGGAACATGTTCTATCAGTAGGAATACTACTGGTAGGGCCATTGAGGGCTGTAGGGCAGAAGCAAATGGTTCCACATTATTAGCAATGTTTGTCGCCGCTGGCTCTCTAACTTTTCATACAGAAGGGGACGCCATGGCGCTAAAAGAAAAACCGACACATGTGGAGTAATATATGATTTATTTAAGAGTAGAAGGACAAGCAATTACTGGATTTTCCTCAATCCAAGATAGTGAGTATACTATAGAAGCAGATATCACTCCTGAGGAATTAGCGCCTAAGAGTGAATATTGCTATAAATATATTGATGGGGAGTTAATGGCGCTATCTGAGAATGAAAAGAGCCAACACCCAGTAGTGAGAAACAACAAACTCCATACACTTAGATCTTTAAGAGATTCACTTTTTGAAGATGCCGATAATGAGATAAAAAAACACTATGACGGTGACAATAAGGCGAAGAAAACAGAATCGGAATACAAGGCGTACAGAATAGCCCTTAGAAATATAACCGACGATTACAAAGACGAAAACGGAAATGGCAACTCAAGTCTTGACGCTTATAATTTAGATATGAGCAATTTTAATTTGATGCCATCTACCTCAGTGTGATAAATGACTACGCACGTACAAGAGGCCGAAAAACCTAATTCAAAAAAATGCGTTCTCTGTCAGATAGAACCTACGCACAAAGTAGTTCTTTGGACTCTGGTCTTGGGAGCAATCTATAAGCGCTCATCAGACTATTTTGTTATCGATGTAAAAAAAGATAGCACATCTTTAATAGAAGCAAGTAGCGAATCACTAAATCAAGGAGAGTGGTATTATAATACAACAAATAAAGAAGTCTTTGTCAGAATGTCCGACGATAGTAATCCCCAAATAAGTTTCTTAAGCCTAACCTACAGAGTATTTTTCGCGACAATCTCTCAAAAACTCCCTTATGATTTATCTACTGGCACCATAGTCGAGTATGAACCTTATCTGATTGCACCGAAGCCTATTTCACAAGAGATAGATTCAGCTAATCAATTTGGGATATCTCTTGAAAATTCAACAAGTATTTCATTTGAAAACAACGACGGTTTTTTTGATCCGATATATGACCGGTTGATATGGGAAAACAAAAAGATCAGATTATATTCTCACTTCCCAGGTCTAGCAATATCAGAAAAAAAATTAATATTTGAAGGGGATATCACAGATAAATCATTCTCTAATAAGAGAATATCTTTTAAAGCATCTGACTTTGTTAGAAAATTAACTCAAAAAGTCGATCTACCTTTATTTTCCGGAAGTGACGGAGATGTCTCAGAGGATATTATAGGGACTCCAAAGCGCCTATTATATGGGCGTGTCAACGGTTTGCATTTAGAATCTATTAGTAAAATGTTAGACGGTTTCTCGTTGTCTGGAACTATTTCAGGCACAGTCGGCTCTAAAAATGTAACCGGAAGCGGAACTAGTTTTTTGTCTCAGTGTTCCCCAAATGATGAATTAACTTTCTCGGTTGGGATTACAAGTTATACTTTTAGGATTGAAGCGATAACATCAAACACCGCTTTGACATTTACAGAAGAATCAACCGTAGTTTTCAGTAGTGTATCAGTTAAAAGCCTCCCAGAAATTCCTTACCGATTAAAAAATAGATCGTTCTCAATTGCTGGGCATAAATTGAGACAACCCACAACTACGATAGATACTGTAATCCAGCTAAACCGAATAACTGCAGTTGATGCCGATGCCGTTGCAGACATGTTCCCCGACGATGTAATCACAGTGAACAGCGAGAGAGTGGAAATAAGGCGCATATCTGAGACTTTAATAACATTGAAACAAAATCTATCAACTCTCCCAAGCCCAGGCGATCCGATTATAAAAAATCCAGTCACGGGGATTTTCTTTAAAGGGAACGAATTAATACAGGATCGAGATTTTACCGTAACTAATGGAACCACCGACGCGATATTAGTTTTCACTAATACAGCAGAATTTAATATCACTAGACCTAAAAAACTTTCTGGAACAGTGTCGTTTACCAACTCATCAAGAAACGTTTCAGGGGGAACAGACTTCACGGGAGAAGTCAAACCGAGGGATTGGGTTCGCGGAGATCCTACCCTGGCAAGCCATTCTACTTATTATGAAGTTCTATCAGTAACAGATGATAACAATCTGATACTACGGACTGCCTATGGAGGGGCAAACTTTAGCGGTGTTTCCCAAAGAAAGCAAATGGAATACATAGGAGATGATTCCATTATTAGCTGTGATTGTTACGGCAAAGAGAACACATCGGGGGCATGGGTGAAAACCGCTTCCGATGCTGTTCTTGATTTATTGACCGATGGAGGAATAACCGGTTTAAACTCGGCGAGTTTTACACAGTCGGATATTGACTCCCCATATATTTTATCTCTCAAGCTCCCATTATCAAAAGCAGGGGAAGCGCCAATAATCCGAGAGATTGTCAACCTAATTAATAAAAGTGTTTTTGGTTCACTTGTGTCAAAAACCGGCGAAGTTCATTACGATATTCTTACTGCAGAGCGCCCAGAAGACCTTGCGTCAATCGAGGATCACGACAAGTTATCATTCAGCGTGTCATCGAAAAGTAGGATTTATAAAAAAGTTATCGCATATTACAGGCACTTTGACATCGACAAATACTCTGAGGAAGCAGGATCTTCGCTAGAATCGTTTGAAAATGATTTTGTGACCAATCTTATAGGTGAAAACGCTAGAAAGGAAAATCAGGTATATTTGTATGAATTAAACGGCGCGCAACACATGGCGCAGAAATTTGGTTTCATCCATTCATTAACTCATAGCATTGTTAAAGTTCAGGGCAAGATGAATTTTTTCTCCAAACAGATAAACGACAAAATGTATATTGCTTTTAAAAGATTGTATTATAGATTCGGTTCCGCTTCGGATCGTGGGAAAATAGGGATCATAAGTAAAATTTCTAAATCAGGCACAGATACAGTTGTAGCGTTCTCAGACCTGGGGAATATTTTTAATCGAGCAATGGTCATATCGCCAACTGGAACCAACGACTTTTCAAGTGCGACTAAAAGTGAAAAGATTAAATATAGTTTTATTGTAGATACTGATACAGAACTCCCTGACACGACTAGCGAAGATGAATGGGGTTCTAACCAGATTACTTAGGGGTAAATTATGGCTTTTAACTCTATACCAGATGCGTTGATAACCGTTGGCAAAGCGTGGACTAGGCTGATTTCAAAAGTTTATTTTAAAGACAATCTAGACGATTTAAATACTAGGTTGGCGGCAGCAGAGGCGGCGCTAGGCAAGATACCTATCGTTAGTAAAATAATTGATTTAGAAAATGCAAGAGTCGGGGAAGTGCGTTGGTCATTTTTAACCGCAGTTCAATTCCAAGCAAGATACGGTACAGATTGGGTACAGATAGCTGGGCAATCTATAGCCGGGAAGGATTTAGCAAGCCTCTACGGGGCCACGCTGCCAGACGGGAGAGACAGATTCCCTAGAATATTAGCGTCTGGGGGGAAGTCAATCGGTGACAAGGAAACAAGTCGAAACAAGCAACATGACCATAATTATTCAGACCCAGGGCATGCACACGATGCCGAAGAAGATGCTGTGGGAGGCGCGGTAACTTCAATTAAGTTTGATAACAGCGCATTTATATCTAATGCGAATATTCCAACCCCTAGAAGTGGGCCAATCGCTAGCAATACAACTGGTGTCAATTTCGATTCTGATGGTGGCACAGATGCGAGACCAGATTCATTAGTATTAAGTACATTCGTTAAACAAAACGACATGGATCTAAATAGAGTATATATTTCTAAAGCGCTATTGAATATGACAGTAGTATCAACAACGATCTCAAACCTAACCGCTGGCAGTTCAGGGACTTTATCGATAGATGTTTTAAAAGGGACTTCTTTGGGATCATTATCATCGATGTTGACAGGGAATTTGTCGCTTACTGCTGCTTCTGGGGATGACGCAACATCTGGGGAAGCATCTTACGACGACGATTCTTTAGACCAGAATGATTTTTTAGTTGTGGACGTTAACGCCACTCAAGTAGCACAGCACTCGTTTTTCTTATCAATGTATGGGGAATCAATCTGATGGATTTTCTAACTCAATATGTAGCAACTGGGGTTATCGCTGTTCTTGGTGGAATTGTAGCGGTTTTTATTAAGAAAGAACTACGAAGGCATGACGATGACTTTAAGGAAATTAAAACTAGGCTTAATGAAAATACTAGAGATATTAAAATTAGGCTTAAAGAAATCAGCGCGGAACTCGACACTATTAAAAAACCAGTATGGAAGCTCGACACCAAAGTCGAATCGCTACATGATAGACTTGACAGAATTGAGAAAGTCGCTAATGGGTGTGATTGAAATGAGAACCATTAATAATATAATTCTTCATTGTAGTGCCTCGGACAACGATCAACACGACAATGTAGCGTCTATAAAACGATGGCACGCAGAAGAGAACGGCTGGTCTGATATCGGCTATCACTTTATCATAACCAAAGCTGGTAACGGAAAAGTGCATTGGTGTAGACCGATAGAGAAAAAGGGTGCCCATTGTGTGAACTATAATTCTTACTCTATTGGTATTTGTTTAACAGGGAATAAGATATTTAGTGACGCGCAGATGGAAAGTGCAGTAAAATTAGTCAAGATGTTTATGACAATATTTTATTTAAGCAAAACTGAAATATTAGGCCATTGTGCCGTAAGTAGTAAAACCTGTCCAAATTTTAATATGGATGAATTTAAATCTAAATTGGGGGATGTATGAAATCGTTTGAAAAATTAATTCTTTTTGTAGTGGTAGTTTTTATTTTCTTCTTACCTGTTGTGGCGTTTTGTCAAGGTACTGCCGTAGTTGGGGGAAGTTTCATCACTGATTTTGTGCTAGAACAGGCATTAAAAAACCCCTGGATCTTCACAATTCTTGCCGTTGTTGGTGTTGCCAGGATGGTCTTGAAACCATTAATGAGTTTTTTCCATACCTATGTTAAGGCCACTAAATCTCTCAAAGATGACAAGCTCTATAATAAAATCTCAAACTCTAAAATCTACAAGGGGATTATTTGGGTGCTTGATTATTTATTTTCGATTAAGTTGATCGGTAATAAAAAGTGAGTACGTTCAAAGCAATTATTCAACTTATCTCTGTCCTCATAACTACTATCAAGTGGATGCAAGGGACGATCAGTCTCGCTCAATACAATAAACGGATTAACAAGATCAATACTGCAATCAAAAAAGCTCAAACCGGGGAGCTGCCAGAAAGACTAGAGGGAGGCAAAGATGTTGAAGATAATTTTAATCGTCACGCTTAGTCTTTTGATGTCATGTGAGAATGCTCCTGTAATGGAACGACCTATTCAGGTCTGGAATGGCGCACCGGAAGAAATTGGAATCTGTAGAATGTCGGTTAAAGATATCGCGGAAGCAACAGGGAATGGAGAAATTCTAGTCCATAGATTCGCCGACAATAAAGATTATGTCTGTATTAGTGCTAACGAGGTAGTTTTCAAAACATTTGGCTGTATGACGTTTGAAGATTACGGGGTTCTGCAAAGATATATCGAAACTCTGATAGACCGCTGTGCTAGATGGAAGAAATAAGATTACTGTATTTTATCTATCGGGTTCCGGGCATAGTTCAAGATCGTACATAGCTCTTTCAACCATACCAGATATCTCAACCTCCCTTATGTCCCCGCCTCTATCTATAGTTGTGCACGCCTCGGCATGCATCCATCCTATCGCCTGAAGCCTTTCCTGCTCGATATATTTTTCTAATTTATTATATGCTTCAGTGGTTGGGTATATACCAGTTTCATCCACATTGTCGAACATGACACTAAAAATTTCACAAATCTTTTTTCTGTCTCTTTCCATTTTTTTACCCCTATTGTGTTTTAATTCTATCAACTAACTTCTCTGCCATTTTCAACTCTCCGTTCCTACCGATTATCATATCGGAAAAGATTCTCTTCTCTGTTGAGTTCTTGGCATCTTTAAAAAGTTTTTGATACTCTTCTAACTCTGATTTAATAAACTCAATGTTAGATGTTACGAAAGTTTCAAGTGTTAAAAGTCTGTTCTCCATAAATCCTCCTGTTTTAATTAATCTTATTATTAATGGACTCACAACCAGAGCCCTGTTTTCCATAATTGTCTACATGTTTTAATCATCATAGAGGTTTGGTTATCTATCATCCTCTCCTCTCTCTCATCAATATACTCACCGAAATTACAGTTAGTGTTTTTGTAGATAATCCTCTCTGCCCACATCGCCGCATGCGTTAACTCGTGAGCGATTATCGCAGGGCCCAGGCTACCATCGTAATAAAATATATTGCCGATATAGTTTGTCCTATTTTTTAGGAAGAGATCAGCACAGTTGAATTTTTCAAACGGCTGGAATAAAGCATAGTAGTTACTCAAATCCTTCTCTCTTTCTATAAAGGAGCGTTCTTTAACCATGTCAAACATTTCTTTTCTAGTTTTAGTAACATGAACTTTAAAATATTCCTTTCTTTTATACAGACTTACATTAAAAGTAACTGGAAATTTAATTTTCTTTTTCAATTTCTTGCCCCTCCTCATATTTTTTCATCCAATATTCTTTTTCTTCTTTTTGCCGGTGCATCGCTTTGTAGTATCGGGCAACGGTTTCTTCCAGTTCGGCAATCTCGGCTTTTAATTTATTAATTTCAGGTTGTTGGGCATCCCAAACAATTTTACATATTCCTTTTGTGATACCGTAACAAGATGACAAGCCGTTCCCCTCCCTGTGTTTACAATCCTCCATACAATATTCATTGAATGTTTTACTCATTTACTCACTCCCATACAAACTCGTTGCTCTCTCCTTACACCAATCGCACCTGGTAGTAACTTTATTTGGCGCTGTAAATTCCGCGCCACACATAGCACATGATCTTATTACTGGATCTTGATCAGATGGGCTGCATTTAATATAGATATTATAAGGGCATTTCTTCCCTTGTTTTTTTCTTATATTAACAGCTTCTAGGTATTCTTTTGGTGTCATAGATTATCTCTTTTAATTCCTGTAAAAATACCAGGCGGCAATTGATGTTCCTCATACTGGTTTTTCCACAAGTGCAAGCAATACGGATGGTTGTTTACATACTCGGATTTCTTGGGATGAAATTGGATTACAGTCTCTTCCTCTTCCCAAAAAAGATCCTTAATGAAACAAAGCTCTTCCCAATTAGGGTTTCTTTTTTCTAAACTTACACTAACATGATCCCAACCCAACCCATCTGATGCGATAACTCGTAAGTCTTGAGTACGAAATCTAATCAAAAAAGCGCCGTTATTGCCATCTTCGCACGACGAGAGATTAGTTAATCGGTATTGGTTAATTTTGTCATTGCCCGGTTTCATTCTTCTAACCTCTCCTTATCCCCCACTATTAGCGCCGAGAATTTCAATGGCCTCTTCTCTTGTGCAACATTCCCCGTACATTAAACTTTTAATATTATTTTCTTTATATTCCTCATTAGACATTTTGCCACAGGTTATTCCAACTTTTTGCCCAATGGAATCTAAATGCTCTAATGTGCTTAAAAGTTCTTTATGCATTCCTTCTTTAATAGGAATCATTAAGTTAACAGTTTCTTCATGCCCATTTTTAATTTTTAAAAATCTAATCATTTTATTTCTCCTTATCCCCCACTATTAGTGCGGGGGTTTGTGCTTATTTACTTTTCCCTCTTGGTAGAGGATTAGCGTGTTCTGTAACATCCTCAATAAGCCCAAAGCTAGGGTACGCTTTATTCTCAACTAGCCACTTGCGGAGACAATCAGTTAGGACATTCTCTAGATCCTCTTCTTGTTTTTTAGTTATATCTGGCCAGTCCCCGTCCATACCCCCATTATCACACCCCTGTTCAGTAAGCTCATCTAAGAGATAGGGTATGTGCGGCTCATAACTCTTTAGTTTGCCCACCTCAAAATCATCATCAAATTCATACTCAGACGCCTCTATACATTTTTCTCGGGTATCGTATGGCCCAAATGTAAAAATTATGTCAACGTGGTCACGTTTTTCTCTTGAAAAGAATTTCCCATCATGTTTATTCATCTCTCCTCCTTAAAATCTAATCGTTTCATATCTGATAACTCTCCTAACCTTCTCGCCCCGGTTTTTTCATATTCTAGCTTCACACTGTCTGGACTTCTCTTTGAAACTGCCATGCTCATTTTACACAAGTCTCTTAGCTGTGCTCTTATAGTTGGTAGGGCATCTTCTCTTGTCTCGCAAATCCCCGCCCAACCTCCAAACCTCTCAACCGCGAACCATGCTATAACTCCTAAAGATTCTCTCGCCTCGTCGATCCCTGTTGCCCCGTAGTTTCTGACCGCATCTATTATTGCCCCACACATCTCGTTAGCTTCGTCGAGTTTGTCAGGTTGTGGGTTTATCGTTTCAATTAGTTGAGCTGGTAATGGGAAGAAAACATTTTTCGGGTTGGTTCTGTATCTCCTAACAGCTTCTAATAATTGATCTTCTGGTAATGAGGATAAATCTTGTGCGTACATTTTTATTTGGAGGTCAGAGAGTGGTTTACTATAATACTCTCCCAACCCTATTATTATCTTTTTATAGTTATCTAGGTTCATAGCTCGCCCCTGTCTACGCGTTCCATTTGTGATTCAAAATTACTTGTAAATCCAGCGTTACTTTTCCGGGTAAAATTGCTTGGTATAAATTGGCCTGGGTAGAACTTGTCGGCGTTCTCTCTTTGAAGAAAATCCCAAAATGCCCACTTGTGTGTAAAAGATCCACTACGTGCTGTCTTGTAGTTTTGCACGGCTTGTTTTATTTCATCGTCAGAATATTGGGAACGGTTTTTTAATTTGGTTTTTATTTTACGCAAAGTGTCGTCTGTTATCTCATGGACTACTATTTGTGCCCCGTTCCAATAATCTAATAGCATTTTTTCTCGGTGGTAGCTCTCTTTATTTATATTACCTTTCTTTTTATTATCTTTCTTTATATTACCTTTCTTTATATTAGGGGGTTTTGTTTTAATTTCAGTTTGGTAATATCCCATATATTTCATAAAGTTAGGTAGTTCAAACGTAACCTTGTAATCCGTAACCTTTGCTGAACATAAGCCAACCCTTTGGAGAACATCTACTATACGTTTGGCCTTCTTCGGCGTAGTCTCCCACATAGTTCGGAGGACTATCCAGTGAAGTACAAAGGAAGTTTGCGCCGACTCAGCGCTTAATTGACCACACATTTCAAGCAATCTAAAGAAGAAAAAGTACCCCTCCTTGCCTAAATGACGCATGAGTTCACGGATTTTATCGTCTGTCGCCGCAAAAAATGAATGCCTAAAATAGTTCTTTTTCCCGCTGGCCATAAACACACCTTTTTAAAAAAAACCGCCCCCGCTGACCACCAAGAAAACGAGGGCGGCGTTATAAAAACTAGTTCTCGTGGAAAAACTAGCTGATATTTTTTTTGGATTCGGTGATCATGAACACCTTATAAATCAGTCACGGTGGAGAGTCAAGAGGTTTTATTAATCATCTTCTCCATTGTCATTCCAAGTTTTTCTATAACCTGTTGCCCACATTTCCCGTAACCTTCAACAATCATTAGACCCGCCCAATAACGAATAGCATCTCTTGCTATTGGGTCATTGAACTCCAAAACAATACAATCCATTTTTTTCTTAGAATCTGAGATTTTCGTAACTACGTATTTTTGATACAAGCCTTTAGTTTTATCTCCCATTCACTCCTCCAATAGTTTATCTATCTGCTTAAGTGCTTCCCTGGCTCGTTTGCCGCAAACTTTTGCCGATTCTGGGAAATTATTAAATAAATCTTCAGCATCATCCTTCATCGCAAATTCATTACCATATATCCAATTCCCCGCCTCTCCATAAAACTCCAGATCTCCCTTAGCCGCAGTCAATGCTTCTCTGAGCGTTATTTTATATATTTTAATACCAACACAATCCCCAGCTCTTTTCTCTTCGCTGCAGTTATGATCTATGCAGTGATAACATATTAAATCTTCAACCGATTTTATTTTCATTCTCACTCTCCATTATCGCCCTTCCTATTAATTCCGGTATTTGTGGGAACAGCGAATTGCCTATCATTTCTATCTCATCTTCTACTTTTAAAAGTTCTTCGGATAACCCATTATTAAATTGCAAAACTTTGGGTTCAAACGCTGCAGCTTGTTTGAACAGAGGACTTCTTTTAAACCGTCTTTTTGCCCACCAGAAGGATTGAGCCTTCTCTTTTTTAAGATCGGCGCGGAACAATCGAAACGGGTCACAGTAGGGTAGCTCTTTTCGCCAAAGCACGATGTAAAGGCGATACCGTTGATTGGGGGCACCGATGGAGTAACCTGAAATAGTTTCCCATTCAATATTATACCCGATCTCAATGAAAGCGTTGGCAAGCTCGACCAGTCCGGTATTTCCGAGATTAGCCGAGTTTTCAATGATGCAATATTTGGGCTTAATTTCTCCAGCAAGTCTAAGATATTCTCGCCACAATTTTGATTCTTCATTTTTTAAACCATCCTTTTTTCCTGCCACACTATGCCCGGCGCATGGGTACCCGCCACAGATTAAGTCAATCATCCCCAATGTTTCGAATGTATAAGAATTTTCTTCTGTCTCTGTTGCGCAGTTTATTTTTCTAATATCCCCAAATATTGGGATCTCTGGCCAATGCTTTTTTAGTTTCTCTTGGCATTTCGGATCGTTCTCGCAAAAAGCAACTGTCTCCATTCCAGCTTTCTCTAGCCCTATAGTGAAGCCGCCCCGGCCTGCAAATAAGTCCAATACTTTCATATCAACACCGATTCAATTACTTGAAAAACTTCTTTGCTGCGAACCTTCTCTCTAAATATCTCAGCTTGTAGATAGGCATCCTCTTCTTTTCGGTATGCGCCTAAAACTCTAACCCCTATCAGGAGAAGATATATTTTTGTAGTCTCCGCAATTTTTAACATGATGACCTTTCTTTGCTCTGTGAACCGTCTTGCTAGTAAAGGAACAGTTCTTATTAATATACTTACAATCTTTACAGACCGATTCCGGATTCGATTTATGCTCGGTTAAAGATGGGTGTTCTTTTCCTGCTGAAAAATCCATGCAACCCCCTTAATCATCTATACCCCCCGAGATAAAATTTTTAAGCATATCGCGCTGCTCTCTTGGTGGCACTACCAGCTCGCCATCTTCTAGCCCCACCCTGGCCTTCATTTTTATTAAACAATGTTTGATAACCGCAGCAGACATGACCGCGCTCCAAGGCGCGGGGATTTTTGATATTTCCTTTAATGCTTTGTTAAGATTTTCTAAATCTTCTAGTATGTCTTCCATTAATCCTCTACAAAATCATTTTCTATTTTTTGCTTTCCCCATTCATCCCACCTTCGGGAATATGCACAACCTGATGTGTCTATCCCTTTATCGTCTAAATAAGGAGCCGGGCTGAACCAAGCGCCTGTCGTGGTACAAAGCCTCCATCGCCAATATCTCTTCTTTTCCTTTGGTGGGTCGAAAGAGAGTTCGCCCATTACACTTTTGAATGGCTCAGCGCTAGTGTGTCTAAACGCAATACTAGCTACGTTCCCATGAACGTCCTTTAAAGTGTCTATCTCCACTTTTTCCCCGTTAAAATAAATCGCTTGCCTGACGTGTAGCTTGTAAAAATCTTCTAAAATCATTCTAACTCCTTTATTTATTGCTTGACCTGGACGCCAATATAGTATATTGTCACCCGGTTGTAAAGGGACTATATAAAGGATACATGGTGCCATAAATGCCTGATATCGCGAAGGTTAAAAGTATGACAAAAATCAGGTATTTCATGCTGGTTTTGTATGACAAAACGTGTTATAATGTAGTCAAAGGAACAAACAACCTAACAGAAAGGAAGGTGATTTATGACCATGCAAGAAATTGAAAAAAGTTTAAGAGATGCTATATTACAGTTAACTACCAAGGCTCCTGGGGGCGGCAATGCCTTTGACATCAGGGCAAGAAAACATCAATTGAGAGATTTAATAAAGGATTTAAAGAGAAGGCGCAAAGAGATATTGGAGCAACGATTAAACAGCAAGCTATAATGGACGTCGCCTATATAAAATGGGTAAAGAAATTTAAACAAAACAAGATATAAGGGGCTAAACAAGGGAGGCAGTCATGTATAAAAGAGATGAAATTATCAACGATGCGAAGAAAATTATTAAAACCAGTACCGACCAAGATACTATCGATTTATGTTTTGAGGTTATAGAATATATTGGGATGGTTGACGCGCTAGAGGTTATCAAGATGAGCGCGTGGGAGAAGATTCGCGAGGGCATTGAAGAAGATAAACTAATAAACAGGAATCAATAATGGAAAAAGGAATAAGATTATTAAAAGAAGTAACTTGCCCAGAATGTGGGCAAAAACAGAATGTAACAGTTTGCTTTAAGGATAACAATTCTTATCATATCCGCCCTTTTATATATCTATGTGATAATGAGATAGGGGGTTGTGATGAATATTTTGTCATCCGCGCTAAGCTAAGCCTTTCTGTTACTGCAAATAAAATAAACAGGAGTTGAAATGGCAAGACCAAGACAAGGTAAGCAGAGAAAATCAGAGAGAGCAACGATTAGATTAGAGCCGAGATTTTGGAGAGTTTTAATTAAAGAGTTCGGCGGTATCCAAAAGGCATTCGATACTTTTTTGAGAGAGTTTTTAGACAGGAGAAAAAACGGTGAAAAAACTAGGTGAGTGTAGCAACACCGGCTGGACAGTTTGCGACGATTGCGGCGCAGACATGCACGAGAGCGAGTGGGAAGCACACTCTTGTAGCAAAAAAGGCAAGCGGAGTGTAGACGAAAAAGTTGATGAGATAATTAAAAACCAAATGAATCAAGACATTAAAAAGGGAGTGTGGAAAGTGCCAGAAGAAAAAACAAAAGAAGATTTACTTAATAATATCCATAACAAACTCAAAGAGCAATTCCCTGGAGAGGCGTATAGCACGGACAGCTCTAGGGGTTTTGATTTAACAAGCCTAAAGGCGCAATATATAAAAGAACGATTGAACCAAGTGTTAACAGTTGCTGGTTGGTCGATTACCGGGGAGTTTAAGCCACACAAAGATGAGGGGTTGGTATATTTTGGGGAGTTGGTTGTCGATTATTTTCTCGATGGGAGTCTTGTCCAGAAAGTACCGACCGTAGGGTACTGCGCCTTTACAACAAAGACCAAAGATGGGCCTAAGCCCAAGCTGCTCGGGGATGTTTACAAGTCTGCCCAGACAGATTTCTTAAGCAAAGCAGCTTCTTTTATCGGTGTTGGGAATGACATGTTTAAAGGTGAAGTGCCCCCGCCAAAAAAGGGGCAGCCTAGAAAAACAACCGCGACTAAGAAACCTACAGACAGCGGAGAGTATCGAATCCCTTTTAGTAAAAAATTCAGAAACAAAACTTTAAAACAAGTCGGCAGAGAAGAGATACTCAGTTTTATACAATGGTTAGAAGAGTCGGCAGTATCGCAAAACAAAGATCTGACCCCGGAAGTCTTAGAACTAAAAGAAGAGGTTAGCAAATTTTTTGGTGATCTATGATTGAACAACTTAAAAAAAGAATCCACTCAAGAATAAGAATGGTAGACGAAGAGATTAAAGACATTACCCGCCGTCTTAATGATGCCACCACAAAAGAGCAAAAAACAGTTTATAGCGAAGTTTTCTATGGGTTAGAGAAGAGGAAAGAAGAACTTGAATGGGTATTAAAGGTGATACATGAAGAACAGAATGGATGCTAAAGGTGGTGTATGAAAAAAAGAATAGTTGATAAAAAATTACTTGAAGAATCCCGCGAGTGGCCGTGTCTTTGTTGTGGGAAAATCGATGGATACATGGCACATCATATCCAGAGCGTGGGCAGTCGTGGGGATGATGTCCGAGAGAATTTACTAAGCGTGTGTTTTGGGCACCACAGGATAGTAGAAACCAAGGGGTTGATATTTTTAGCAGAACAATATCCAGCAGTATCGTTTTGGCTTCTTGCAAACGGCTGGGAGCTTGACGATTTTAAAGGGAAGTGGGTGAGATATGAAAGTTGAATTTTTTAAAAAACAAATAAACGATTTAGATGTTAAATCCGATGAGTTCTTTGATCTATACAAAACTATAAGTGATAAATATTGGACAGTTAAAGACCCGGATGATTATCAGAAGGCCTCCAAGGCACTCTGGATGTTTGCGGAGAGAGGGGGTGAGCAGCTTGTTATTGTGCTTGCCCAGATGTTGGTTGAAATAATTAAAATGGAGAAAGATGTGGGGGGCGCTAAGGCGGTATCGGGAACGTGTGGATTTGAAGATAAAGAGTTCTTTTTTACTTTGTCAACGGACAAGACCGCTATTGCTAATCTTCAGAAAATGATGGAAAACATGGTTATTGTTCAAGGCAAAAAAGAGGGTAAAATTAAATAATCGCCGGTACATACCCAAAAAAAGGGGGGGTGCAATGGGCAGGGGGATTGATAGGCAGATAGAGAATAAGGTTTTTAACAGAGCGTTTGCGTTAGATAATTTATACAAGCATGATGCAGGGGGTGGGCGGCTGGTACAAAAGGCAACTCTTAACTATTCAACCGGCATAGCAGCATTCTGGCAAGTCATGGAGAAGCTAGAATATACATTTAAAATAGATAAATTTTATGATCTAGCGGATAACAAATTGTCTTACACGGTGGAAATATACAACGGCAAGACAACTTGCCATGCATCCGAGTATTCTGCGCCCCTGGCAGGATGTAAAGCTGCTTTAAAAGCGTTGGAAGAAAAATGATCTGTATATCATGCGGTAAATTTTACAAGATTAAATCCATTAGAGAGAACCCTGTAGTATGTTCTGAATGCGTTAGTAGACATATAATAAGATCAACCGCGAGTCCAGGCTTTGTCAGGATTCCGATTATAGAAGACGTTGAGAGTTTTGTCGATAACGTGAAATTAAAAAAAGGGGATAGAAAATTGTTATTGAGGCATTTAGACAACGATACTTTAAGAGATCTTCACACAGATATTTTAAAAGAATGGGGTAGACGAAAATGATTATTGATATTTGTCCAGTTCCGAAACCAAGAATGGTGAGAAGTGATAAATGGAAAAAGCGCGAATGTGTAGTTAAGTATTTTGATTTCGCTAACGAGTTACGCAGGCTAATGCCCCCATACCCTAAAAATGCGACAAGGCTGAGTATCTTTTTTACTATCCCCATGAGCCGGTCATGGACTAAAAAAAAGAAAGCTGAGATGTTGGGGAAACCGCATAGACAAAAACCCGATTTATCAAACTTGATTAAAGCGGTTGAGGATATTCTTTTTAAAGATGACTCAGGTATATCAAGCTACGGGGGAATGGACAAAGTGTGGGGGGAGTCGGGGGAGATTAATATTTTGGAGATTACTAGATGAGCGAACAACTCTGTAGATATTGCGGCAAACCACTAGTGGAATATGGTGATCAGTTGAATGGAGCGCACTTGCAATGCGTACGGGAATATGTAGACGAGTGCCGGAAACAACAAAAGAAAGACGATGAAATGACAGGGGAGGATTAAATGTTTGAATGTGCTTGTGTAGATTTTGATGTTGAAGCAGAATTTTTTTCAGAGAAAATTGTTAAAGCTAGGAAGCACCATAAATGCGTTGAATGTGGCAAGGGGATTAACCCAGGTGAGCGTTACGAGACCGCAACCGGGAAATGGGATGGCGATATCCACACAAATAAAACATGTATGATATGCAGGGCTATAAGAAACGACCACATGAGTTGCGGGTGGATTTATGGAGAGCTTTGGCGAACATTAACCGATATATGGGGAGAGGATGCATATCTACTTGGTATTTAAGAGCGGCGGGGGAAGCCGAGGGAGGATTGAATGAAATATTTTAATTATAGTTGGGGCGAACTAAGAACTCTTAATGCGGATAAATTAATACGCGCCATGGCATCAAACGGGAAACAATCGAGAATAACTTTCCACACAACAAGTAATGTTGAAACAAAGTGGGTAATAATGCCAATAGATGAAGTAGAAGATATGGAAGCAATAAAAAAGGAATTAGAAAATTTAAAAACAAAAATGGATATGATTGTAAAATTATCTACTCTATAAAAGAGGGGGATATGTCAGCAGAATATTATATAACTTATGAATGTGATTGTGGGGAAGACGCTGAATGTTACAACTGCCCCTTCGCTGGGGAGTGTATGAATAATTAACCCCGAATTGTAGGGGCACTAATAAAGGAGACTGAGTGAAGAAACAAAGAGAAAAATTAAAAAGTGTGAGTCAAATAGTATATCTTAATGATTATCACTGGGGACGATTTGAAAGAGGAGAGCCGCCCCGTGTTTGTTTTCCTCTCCGAGACGGTGTGTACCAACACCCAATTGAACTTACATTTAGTGTGGTGACAGATGGCACCTCAGCTCCTGAACCCATGGATGAGCTGCCTTTAGACTATAAAGACGGTGCTGGTCTGTTAGCAATTAATGCAATTAATCAGCTTATAAGAGAAAGGAATGAGAGATGAAAAACCAAAGAGGAGGATTTAATGGTAGATATATCTAAACACCCAATTTTAAAACAATGCTGTGATGTAACTTGGGCAATCGAAGAATGTGGCGCAAGTGAGAAACTAACAGAAGCTGTAATTAAGTCCGGTGCTTTACTGGAGTCAATAGATAATCTATTAAAACGCAACAACCTTTACACCGACTCTCCTAAACCAACTCTCCCAAAGCTGGAGAAAGTGATAAATGTGTTTGGATTAATACTCCCTAGTGATATTGACGGAAACACCGCCTCTATTGAAAGTAATCAACACCAAATCAATAACCTCATTGACAATGTTAAATATTGCTTGGATGAGATAAACAAATTGAAGGAGAAGTGAAATGTTATGCCATAATGAAAGATGGGTGGACGTGGCTTTTTCGGATAGCATGTACCAAGTATCTACTCTCGGCAGGGTTAGATCTATTATTAGGACTATAAAAATAAACAAGAAGAAGGGAATTGTCTTACACCAGAAAAGAATAAAAATATTATCACAAAAACCAAGCCCTAGCGGCTATCCACAGTTAACAGTAAGGCACAAAGGAGAATCAAGGCAGGTAGGGGTACATCGGTTAGTAGCGGAGGCTTTTGTCCAAAATCCTACAGACAAGATTACGGTTAATCACATAGATGGGAATAAATTAAACAATAATGTAAGCAATCTTGAGTGGGCCACTCAGTCAGAAAACAATCTCCATTCATTTAGAACGGGATTGCGAAAAGAAAACCCATTTGGCGAGAACAGTTCTGTTACTAAACTTAAAAATAAGGATGTTTTATTTATGGTATATATGGATAAAAACGGTGCGACACCAAGCGTGATAATTAAAAAATATGGCATCAAACGCTCTACGCTCTGGTCTATTTTAACTGGTCGGACGTGGGGAAAAATTACTGGGATTACAAAACGTAATTCATTCGCGCCAATAGTGGGGGATGAGGAGAAGTGAGAAGATGGATACAACTTTTTATTACTATAGTAGTTTTGAAGAGCTTGAAAGACTAGAATCAATGACATTCGCGGAGGTTGTTAGAGAGGTAGAGGAAGGGAAACAAAACAAGGAGAGGCGAGAAGATGAGCAAGACGTATAGGACGCTTGAGGAAATGTGTGAAGATTGTCATTATTGTGTGGGGCTTCACCGCAAAGATATATGTTTAACTGTCTGGAACTTTGCCCATGATGCCCGTCAAGCTGAAATTGATGAGCAAAAAGAACTTACCGGAAGGTTCAAGGAAAAGGCAATAGAAAAAGAGAAGGAGATTTATACGTTGCAAGCAGAGATTGATGAATTAAGATTAGAATTAACAAGATTGACTGCCAAGATGGACTTTGAAACACTAGAAGAATTTCACAAGGAGTGGATGGACTGGCTAGATGAGCCAAAAGATTCTATTTTGCGGAAAGAAATAGATCCAGAAGTACATCAATTATGGAAGCAAATAAAACTAAGAAGTATTGGAGAACCCAAATGAAAATAACAACCTCTGAGGAATTTTGTAAGAAAGGGTGCGAAGACGGTATTAAAAACCCTGATTGCTATAAAGACCCATGTCCATTCATTGAGGATACTGCGGAAGAACTTATTTACTCTTACAATACAGGAGTTAGCAACGCACTTAAGGCGGTGCTGCCAGTGATTAAAAATTTTACAGAGCAGGAGTTTGTAAATGAGCGGTATCGCATGGAAGCAGTAGAAGCATTAAAAGAAATCGAGAAAATATTGGAGGAAAAATGAACTACCCCGCATCACATATACAAGCGGTTAAACATCGCTTGCGTGAGTACAAAGAGGTTATCCAAAGCGGGGAGTTCAAGCGGTTAAGGAAGTGTGTAATTTGTAAAACAGTGCGCGAGGACTGTCTCCGTTGTCTTTTAGACAAACGTGGGGAGTCTTGCTTTGGCTGTAAAAATATTTTATACCCTACAGGATATAGTTGCAAAACCCTCGACGAAATCAAAGAACGCTACACCGCCCTAGTAGAGCACGTTAATTCTAAAGGGCTTGAGTATGAGAGTATATTAAATGACTAAAACATATAAAGACTTTGACGGATTTTGTGCCAAGTGCCAGCGATGTTTCCTCAAGGTGAACAGTCCTTTATGCCAACTGGTTTGGGATATTCAACAGATAGAAATTGACAAACTAAGAGAAAATATCAGGATAGCAAATAACGAAGCACAGACAAAAATCTGTGAAATCTATAATCTGGAAACTTTTATCAAAAAGAACCACCCATGCATTGACAGGGATAAATTAAAAAGCGGCGAGAAATGAGTGATTACAAATATTGGCGCAATGCCTGCTGGAAAGATGAGAGGAGATCAAATATAAGTCTCTGCGGCAAATTCGATATGCCAAAAACAGAATCAGAAGCAAGGGATTTATATTACGCGGGTTTTCGCGACGCATGGAAGATAGGAAAAGGCAAAGAGGAAAAACAACTCTCCTTTTCCACAGAAGCAAGCGCAGATGTTGGCCTCCCAGTCCTAAAATCTAAGCCAATCAATTAGATTTAACTTGATTTTGTTTTGAACCGATGTATTATAAAGATAACAGGGGGTATCAAATGCTCTGTGATAACTGTAACCAAAAAAAGCAGCTTGTCACCGTAGAAGGCGATAAGTTCCTATGTTACGAATGTCTGATGAAACTAGTTCTATTGGGAGCAATAGAGGAATACAAGAAAGCTGCCTAGTTGTCAGGAAACAATCTGTCTATAATCATAGAAAAATCTGATTTTTCTCAAGAAATTATTTGACCTAGCCGAGAAAATAGTTATTATAAATTATCCTTGTGGGATGAACCTTTAGCCTAGTGGGTTGAATGACAGAATCTAAAATGGGTCGCCCCTCGAAATTCAACGAGGCATTGTCGGAATTTATCTATTATTTAGCATCCGAAGGGAAAACAGACGAGCAGATATGCGGTATCGTTGGGATAGCAGCGAGAACTTTATATTATTGGAAAAATGACAATCCTGACTTTATGCAGCTCTTAAAGAAAAAGAAGGATATCGCTGATAAATTAGTAGAGGCGTCATTATTCCAAAGAGCTTGTGGCTATTCCCACCCAGAAGAGAAGATATTTGTACGCCCAAACGGGGGGAACAAGGCACTGTTCGAAGCAGCCGAGGATTTGGCGCGTGAATTAGGTGTGGGGAAAGAGAAAATAATTGAATCAATCTATAAATCAGGGCACACAAAGACAGAAGATGTCATTCGCGCAGAGACAACAAAACATTATCCGCCAAGTGAGGTTGCTTGCTTTTTCTGGCTCAAAAACCGAAAACCGGATGAATGGGCAGACAAGCCAGAGGTTGGGGTAACCGGTGAAATTAAGATTGTGATTGACTCAGATGACGAGAAACTTTAAAAAAACAGATAAGCAGAAAGAGGCGATCCAGATATTAGCTGGTATTGCTAAATATATAATGCTTTACGGGGGGAGTCGTTCCGGTAAAACGCTTATTATCCTTTACGCGATTATAATCAGGGCGTCGAAAGTTAAATCAAGACATTTAGCGGTTAGGCTTCATTTTAATCATATAAAAACTTCTGTCTGGATGGACACTCTTCCTAAATTATTAGCTCTTTGCTTCCCGGACTTAACAGGAGGGGTACGTTGGGATAATGTTAATTATAGATTAGTTTTCCCTAATGAATCTGAGCTATGGATTGCTGGCCTCGATGAGAAATTGAGAACTGAGAAGATTCTAGGACAAGAATATTCCAGTATCTTTTTTAATGAATGTTCCCATATCCCCTATTCATCAGCAACTAAAGCAATGACTCGACTAGCGGAGAAGAATGATCTAACCAAGAAGGCATATTTTGATGAGAACCCGCCTGCTAAGAGTCATTGGAGTTATTCACTATTCTTTTTGAACAAAGACCCTGTTGATTGGACGGATAAGAAGACTGAACTATATGAATACCTATTAATGAACCCGGAAGACAATAGAGATAACATTGATGAGTCTTATATAGATGAGATACTAGAAGGACTGCCACAAAAAGAGAAGGACAGGTTTAAACATGGGATATTCTCCGACGGCGAAGAGGGTGCGATCTATTACGCGTTCAACAAAGACAATCATGTCAGAAAGTTCGACAGGGAGAACATACCAGTAAAATTAGGGATGGATTTTAACGTGAGTCCTGGCGCCGCGGTCTGTGCGGAAGTTTATAATAATACAATCTGGATATTTGACGAGATCTATCAGAAAAGTAATTCCAACACTTATAAGATGGCAGACGAGATAGTGGAGAGATTCCCCAATGAGCCGGTTAGTGTAGTCCCCGACTCTACTGGTAGTGCTAACAAGACCTCGTCTAAAAAAACAGATCATCAGATATTGAGAAGCAAAGACAGTATTACAGTCCTCTCGTCTCATAATCCTTTCAAAGAAGATAGATATAACTGTGTTAATGGCCTTTTTGATGAGAACAGGCTTTTTATACACCCAAGATGTAGACACCTAATAAGAGATCTTGAAGGGTTCACGCATGACACAAACCTTAAAAGCGAAGATGGTAAAATGATTTCACATATCAGTGATGCTATGGGATATTTGGCATGGAAGATGTTTCCATTAAGAAAAACTAAAAAACCAGCAACAGTTCAATACTACTAAGGAATAATTATGAGCTTAGATCCAAAAGTCCTAGCAAATTATGTAGCAGACCAAAAAACAGTAATCCAGCATAATAAGAACGTGTTCAATATTTTAGAAGGCGATCTAATGACCCAGCTACAGGCGTTTATTCTTGCGCAAACCAAGGTCAAAGACTCAGCAAAGTTGGCGATTCAAAGGGCAGCGCCTATTAATGTTCTTAAGAAGATCAATGATAAACTTACCCGGCTATATGAGAACGCAGTTGTAAGGAAAACCGAGTCCTCTGCAGACCAGGAGCTTATTGGTTATTACGAAACACTTAATATCAATTCTTATTTTGGTGACTGCGACTACAACACCAATGGGTATAAAAATACCGTTATGGAAATGTACTACGATCCTAAATGGAGACTGTTAAGGCACAGATCAGTTCCGTCCAATCTCTTTCTGCCCTACTCAGATGACAAGATCGACCCATTAAGAATGACAGCGATTATTAAATTTATGGGCGAATACGAGGAATCTCCAGGGGTTAAGCGCAGTCGATATTGGGCCTATTCAGATACAGAGTTTTTGCCATTCGATGATAAAGGAAATATTATTAACGAGGATTTAATCGACAGTAACGGGAAACCACTAGACGGCAGCAATCCTTGGGGGGTTATCCCTTTCTCTTATGTGAACCAATCTAGGAACTTACTAGTGCCGATGATAGATATTGACCAGGTGATAATGACTTTACTTATCCCTTGCCTTTACACCGACCTTAACTATGCGTCTAAATTTCTATCGAATCCTATTATCTATGGATCTAATCTTAATATCGAGAACTTTGAAATAAACCCTTCTGTATTTCTAGACCTAGGGAGTAGTGACGAGAACGACAAAGACCCTGACCTCAAGGTTTTACGCGCTGAACCTGATATCCAATCTCAACTCAATATGATTGCCAGTGAATTAGGCGCGTGGCTCGAGACTAAAAATATCCGACCCGGATCAATTGGAAAACTAACGGTCGAGAATTACGCTTCCGGTATTGCTTTAGCTATCGGAGAGTTAGACACAAGTACTGCTGTCAAAAAACAAGGAATGCTATTCCAGCCATTTGAAGGTGATACGTGGAAAAGAACTGCACAGATTCATAACTATCTAGTAGAGAATGGGGATATTGAAGAGAAGGGTAAATTCTCCGAGCCTAAAGAACTCAACGTCACAATCGAATACTCTGATCAAAAACCATTCGAGACTAAAATAGAGAAGGCCCAAAGACTAAAGATTGAACGTGACAGCGGGCTTAATTCCAAAAAAGGAGTGCTTAGAGAATATCATCCCAACCTTGGAGAGAAAGGGCTAAAAAAACTAATGGAAGAGATTGAAGAAGATAAGACATTGGTTATCGTTGAACCCAAGGAAGAGTCAGAAGAATAATAACATAATCAACCCCGGAGGGGAGTATGCCACATGACATTAAGAAGAGATTGATTGAAGTAGGAGACATTATCAGGACAAAACCTTACAACCATAAACCTAGTCGGTTCTATGTTGGGCCGGTAGTTGAAATGAACCAAGAGGCCCTACAAGATTGCACTGGTCAATTTCAATTTACTCCCTCAAGGGAAGAAGGCTTGGTTCAAGATTATTTCGGTGCCGACGAATCCCTGTTAATCCTTAAGCGCAACGGGGATCTCCCAGAAGGAGAAGTGCAAGAAAAACTTGAAGAATAATGGCAAAACAGCAATTCTTCACCATTCCTGTAAGCCAAAAATACTCAGGCAGAGAACGCAAAGCCATCGCCCAAGAAGTACTCGACTTTGTAATTGAGAGAACTAAAAAAGGGAAGGATAAAAATAACTCTCCGTTCCCCAAATACGGCAAAGACTATATTGGATCCCAAGATTTTAAGATCGCCGGTAAAAGTAAGAAAGTTAATCTTACATTGTCAGGAGATATGCTAGACGAGATGACGCATTTATCTCGGCAAGACACTGTTAGAAAATTAGCACTCGGATATATAAAAAGCGATAAAGCGATGAACGGTCAAGTTGAAGGGAATGTCCTAGGAACTTATGGGAATAAATCCCCTATCCCTGGTAAAGAAAGAGATTTTATGGGGATCTCCAAAAAAGATCTCAACGCCATATTAGACAACTACCCTATTGAGACCAAGAAGGACAAAGTGGAACGACTTGCCAGGACAAAGATAGTTGAGAGAGCTACAAGAGAAGGCGAAGATGTCGTGGAGCGTTTTGAGTTGATAGATGAGTTCGAAGCAGAACTTAAACAAGAGTTGGGAGAATGACCACGTTTAATGACATTGACAAGAAGATCAACCGGATTATCAGCAATGTTACATCAAAGCGCAGTATGCAGAGGCTAGCAAATCAAGCAGCAGAGCGAATTAGGGTACGTACCAGGT